TCCTTTTAAGTGGGAAGCAATATTAAATAATGTTTGGACTGGTGCAACTTATGGTGTATTTCCTTACATATATATTGGTGGAAGATTTGACCTATGGCAGTTATTAACTATTAACTCAACAGGTATTACTGCCAATCTTGTTGGTGGTGCAAATTACTATGTTCTAACAGATTATACAGGACATCAAAATAATTATTATATTTCAGGAACAACAGCACCATTAGGAAACATATTTGGAACAAACTTATATTTCTTAACTTATACAAAATCATCAACACCAGCATTAGCTGCAGGTACTGCCATAACAGGTTGTTCGTTTAATATTATTTCATCACCAACAGTTTTACCAAAAGTAATTGAATTAAATAAGGAGATGTCTTGCGACCAAAAACAAGTTGAGTTCATACAGAATGTGAATAGAATGTTTAACTTGGCAGTTGTCGAACACCCTATCAAACCAAAAACTATTATTGTTGAACCTATTGTAAATTACATCGGTAAAGGAGAAACTTTGGATTGGACGAATAAGGTAAATTATGATGCGTCACAAACATTACGCCCCACAACATCAATCATAAATGGTTCATTATTTTTATCTAATAAACAAGATAAAGATTATGTTAATACACAATATAATAACAAGTCCAATTTAATCTTCGGTCAAAGGTTTATTGATTTAGGTATAGATTATAAAAACTCTAATATTAATTTAGTACAGACATTAGGGCAGAATACCGACTACTACTTAAATGCTTCAGGTGCTACGAATATAGCCTTACCTTGTTATTTCGTATCCAAAGAAACATCAACAAATGGTATATCTGTGTTTGAATATAGAGCCTTCCGTTCATTACCAAGAATGGCATTTAAGTCCATATCATTAGCACAAGGAAATACAGGACAAGGCCCTATATTTTATAGATACGCTGGTACAAATAGACCTTTTACAAATGTTGGTTTATCCGCAGTTGGAACTATACCGAATGTTAATAGATTAACCACTTACCCATTTGCTGTTTCAGGATTCTCACACTATACCATATATGATAGTGAAGCTGTTTTTACAAGTGATGAATTGGTGTATCCTGAAGTTGATACACAATATGATAGATATTATAGAGATTACATAGAAGACCTTACAAGTGAAGAAAACAAAATCTATAATTGTAAGATGTACCTTAAGCCTTGGGAAGTATCCAACTTATATTTTAATGAAACAATCATTATTAAAAACGCCAAGTTTAGAATAAATAAAATATCTAATTTAAGTTTAATACAACCTGGTTTATGTGATGTTGAATTGGTTAAACTTACAAGAGATTATGAACCTACACCAACTTTATTTTATGACCTAATATCTTGTGATGACCCTTGTGTTGTTTATCATTCACATACAGATTTATCTTATCTGTTATGGGCTTTTGAAAATCAATATGTGGATATTATTACACAATTTTACGATAATGGAACTTATGATGAGGTAAGAGTAAAAGTAGTTAGAACTGACTATAATGAAAATTATACATACGAGCAAATATATTTTAATACATCATTCACAAATACCTTTAATTATAATATACAATATGATTATGCTACCTATGATGATTGTTCTTCAATAGAGCAAAATAATACATTAAATGTTTATAATGACTTCACAGGTTCTACTTCTGGTGATTGTTATACATTTACCATAACAAACACAGCTGATACTCGTGGAACATTCTACTTTACAAATTGTTTAGGTTCATATTCATCTTGGACTCTAAACTCTAATGAGAGTTTGACTACTTGTGGTGCATATCAATCGTTTGATTCGACAGGATTTACATATTGTGTTGATTCATTAAGTGGCTGTACTGGTTCAACTCCTTTACCAACCCCCACACCGACCTTAACACCATACTTATCGCCTACACCAACCCCAAGTGTTACACCAACTAATATGACGCCCACGCCAACTAATACACCTAGTGCGACACCACCATCTACACCTTGTTACATAAACACAACAATTAATGTTACAGATACAGGATACATAAAATATACTATATGTGGTGATGATATAGCAACTTATGTTTATATCTCCAATTTAGGTTCATATACCATAACAGATTGTATTATTGATGGAACACTATCACCAGGTTACCCATTTGGAGATATAGCTAGCTATACATTAGTCACAAGTGGAACACCTTGTTAAAAAAAGATATTTATAGATAATGAGATTCACTTTAACGCCGACTCCAAGTAATACAGCAACTCCAAGTAATACACCAAGTAATACACCGAGTTATACACCGACTGGAACTATATGTCCTGGTTTAACCCCTACCGCAACAGCAACCCCACCTGTAACTCAAACACTTACTGCTAGCCCAACAGGTACAATACAAACAACACCGACAAACACACCAACTAATACAAACACACCAACCGCAACATTAGCAGGTGGTAAAAGTTTAGAATTACGAGTATTAGATATTGCGAGTATCCCTCAAACAATAACGATGTATTATAATGTTAATGGTGGTAGTAATACAAACATACCTGGTGGAACATCAGTTATATTTCCAATCACTTGCACACTTCTTTATACAATTCCAGGATTAACAACAGGAGATGTTATAATATTTGGAACAAGTATAAATTGTGCTATGGAAGGTGCTGGAGGAACAGGTTGTCCTGGTTATGTTGGAAGTTTGACTACATATTCATACGTAGTAGATGCACCAACAGTTCAAACCTTATCATTAACAATAGATACACAAGATATACCTTAAAATATGATAGTTAAAGTTACACCAACTCCAAGTAATACCCCAAGCAACACACCTACTATAACACCAAGTGTTAGTAGCTGTCCTACTTTTGGGTGGAAAACAAATATCAAATTATTTGAATGTAATTACGGTCAAGAGTATATCCCAATACCTTTAACAGGTTGGACTGTGGAACATAGTGGTATAACATATTCTGCTATAACTGAATATCTTTTTATAAACTCCGCTACTTGGTGTAATATACCAGTTCAAGAACCATTTATTGGAGCTTCATATATCTTTAATTTAACTTCATTAGCCCCTGGATGGGAACTTTGTAAAGAAAACATTAACGATTCTTTATGGGATAGTTTCGAGGTTATATTAACAAGTTATTCGGGTAGGATTTGTTATACATTAGAAGAATGTGTTTTAGAATATAATGCGACAATAAATTATTATCTTAATGGAGTTTTACAATTTTCAAGAGAAGAACTAATAGGTTTTACAGAATATCTTATTAGTGAGAATCCAAGTTGTCCTTCAGCATATACTATGTTTAATCAGGTAATGATGTTTCTTGTTGATGTTATTAAGCCAACACCCACAATCACACCAACTATGACCGCTACACCATCACCCACTCCTTTATGCCAAGACATACTAAACTTCTCATTATATTCAGGGCCTGCCATAAATGCTTTACAAGGGGATTATACAAGACAATTTAGTAATAGTGCCACAACATTTACTTTTGGTTATTTCTCTGGTGGAAGTACTCCTTTATTTTTTACAGGAGCATCATTTGATACAGGACAAAACTATCCTGTCTATATGATGAAAAGTGGAAGCACTTATTCTGTTTTAGGTAGAACTAAGATTTCAACTAGTAATTGGAGATGGCAAATATACACAACAACAGGTAGTTAATATTTAGATTGGCAAAGAATACCTATTGGAAGCATAAAAATTACTCCAAATGAAATAGCTTATAATGGTATGTATATCATACCTGAAGGATTAAATACCTATATTGGTAGAACATATAATATTGATTACCCTGTTAGTTGTATTACCCCCACACCGACTGCTACGCAAACAAATACTCCAACTAATACATCAACGATAGGAACAACACCCACGCCAACAAGAACACCACAATCAACAAGTACTCCTACCGTTACACCGACTAATACATCTACACCAACTAATACGGCATCTCAAACAAGTACTCCTACCGTTACACCTACAAATACATCTACGCCAAGTGCAACCCTACCACCTCCTTCTTGTGAGTGCTACCAAACAACAAACTTAACAGCGGAAGCTGTGAATATAACATATACTCCTTGTGGAGACGCTGAAGCAACAGTATCAGTTCCTGGTTTTGGAACTCTTAATTTCTGTGTTGAACCATTAACTATAATATATCCTGGTGTTGGATTAACTTATCCTGCCTTGTGTAATATACCTTGTATATATGATGGTGTTGATTGTTCTACTTGTGGCGGGACACCAACAGCGACACCAACGATGACTGCCACACCAACTAAAACCCCTGAAATAACACCAACAAATACTGCGACAAGCACTCCAACAGGAACTATTGTTTCCACACCGACACAAACACCTAGTCCAACTGCTCAAAATTGTTTTTGTTATGAACTTACATACCTACCAGCAGATGTTGTGGGTGTAAGTGTAAGATGGAGAAATTGTGATAATGATACAATCACTACAACAAACATATCATCATTAGAGAGTATTGATAATGGGGACGGAACATTCACAACTTATATTTGTGTTAAACAAGGTAGTTCTTATTCAACTCCTGTGTGTGTTATAACTGACCTTGAAGTAGTTTGTCCTATTGGAGTGAATTGGACTTTAGGTAGTTCTTGTGGAAGTGGTATAGATTGTTTTCCTGAATGTGTTTCTTATGTAGTTGTGAATACTCAACCATCATTAGATATTCCAATTTATGATGTTTATGTAAATGGTATTCAAGTACAACATTTATCAGGTGGTAATTGGACTATCATACCAAGCAATAGTCCTGGAACATTTACAACTTATATTTGTGTTAAACAAGGTGGTTCTTATTCAACTCCTGTGTGTGTTATAACTGACCTTGAAGTAGTTTGTCCTATTGGAGTAAATTGGACTTTAGGCGGTTCTTGTGGAAGTGGTATAGATTGTTTTCCTGAATGTGTTTCTTATGTAGTTGTGAATACTCAACCATCATTAGATATTCCAATTTATGATGTTTATGTAAATGGAATACAAATACAACATTTATCGGGTGGTAATTGGACTATCACACCAAGCAATAGTCCTGGAACATTTACAACAAATCAAACAGGAGCAACTCAAACAGTTGCAGTTTATTATTCATCAAATGTGGCAGGACAAAGAATAGAAATATTAGATTGTAATGAAGTAACCCAATGCCAAAATATAAACCCTGGTGGAGGTATTGCGACCTTTACAGATGTTGCTGTAGGTTGTGGATGTTATTGGAGTATAAATGGATATGATGGAACTTGTTAGATGTGAATAAAATAAAAATTAAAGATATTTTATAATATGAACGAAGAAATAATTGAAGCAGACCCTATCGGTGATTTAAGAAGAGCCTTAAACCAAGAAATGTTAGATAAGGAACAATTCCATAAACTAACAAATGTATTAAAAGTAATGCCAGAGATTTATGAAATGGCAAAGAAAAACGACTAATAGATGGCAAAACAAGTAGAAACTTTAGAGGTCAGGATAGAAACCGCAATAAATGCTGCACCTACTATTGCTGCATATAATGAATTACGAAAACTACAAAAAGAAGTTGTTGCGGGTAGTAAAGATTTTGATTTAGTTAGTAAAAGAATGGCGGATATTAAAGACGCCACATCAGGAGCTAAACAACAATCTATGGATTTGGTAGATGCTTTAGGTACAGCACCAGGCCCTATTGGTGCTTTAGCCAGAGGATACGACCAACTTACATCATCTACTAATAAGTTTGGACTTGCCTTAAAGGCTACAGGTATTGGATTACTTGTTGCTTTAGTAGGTCAATTAGTTATGGCCTTCACATCTAATGAAAAGGCGATGAAGAAGTTGGAACCTGTTATGATTGCTTTTGAGCAGATATTAGGTGGTATATTCGCAGCACTTGAACCTGTATTTGATGTATTTGTAGATTTGATAATGTGGGTTATGCCAGGTCTCCAAAAAGCAATAGGTGGATTATACACAGCATTTTTTACATTAGGTTCATTTCTTAAAAACTTTTTTTTAGTTCAGTTTAAGTTAGCTCAATCATTTGGTAAAGTATTAAAAGGTATATTCACTCTTGATTGGGATACTATTAAAGAAGGATTTACTGAAGGATTTGACGCATTAAAAACTGGTGTAAATAATGTTGTTAGTGATACAAAAAATGCGTGGGGTAGATATGAAGATGGATTAAATGATACAACAAAAACTCAAAAGAAAAATCTTAAAGAACAAGGGGACGCAAATAAGAAATGGTTGGAAGACCAAAAGGCGATATATGCTGAAGCTGAAAAGATAAGACAAGCTAATTTAGATAAGGCTAAAGCAATAGCATTAGATGGAGCTAAAACAGAACAAGAGAGATTAGATATTGAGAAGAAATATGCTCTTGATGTCTATAACTCAAAAAAGAAACTATTAGACGACCAAGCCGCATTATATCCTAAAGGGTCAAAAGATTATCAACAATTCCAAGCTCAACTTACAGCTTTAGATGCTGAATATCTTACCAAGAAGACAGAGTTTAGAAACAAAGATACTGAACTAGCTAAAAAGGCGTTTGATGAGGAAGTTAAAGCCGCTCAAGATGCTAACAAAAGAAAAGTTGATGACCTTACCGCAACTTATAGTTTATTAAAAGAAAAATATGGTGAGAACTCAAAAGAAGCCAGAGCCGCACAAGATGAAATATTTAAGGCACAACAAGAAGGTTTATCTAATGAGAGAGCACTTTATGAAAAGAAGGTTGAACTTACCAAAGAGGAGAAGGCAAGACTTCAAGATATTATTCAAGCTCAAAAAAATCTTACCACAAACATACAGATTGAGAATGAGAAAAGGGTAAAGGCTGATATTGATGCTGCTGTTAAAAAGAATGAGACAGAAAAATCGATAAGAGATAAGGGGTTTGAAGACCAACTTAAAGCAAATCAATTAAATCTTGACGAACAACAAAGAGTTCTTACAGCTAAACAAGAAGCAGATAGGATATACTACGAACAACAAGAGTTATTATTAGCGGGTAATGCTGAAAAACTAGCAGAGTTAAACCAAAAGAAACTTGCAGATGCTACTAAACTTGTTGAAGATGAAAAAGCATTAGAAGAACGAAGGGTTGCTACAAAATTAAAAGCTTTAGACGACATTGTCGCTATAGCAGGAGCCGAGAGTGCTGTAGGTAGAGCTGCATTAGTTGCTAAACAAATATTATTAGCCAAGGAGTTATTCTTGGAAGTCCAAAAGACAATTACCTTTTCAACACAGGCAGCTGCTCGTTCAGTTGTTGCTGTAGCTGAAGGTACGGCTCAAACAGCTAAAATAGGATTTCCACAAAATATACCTATGTTGATTGGTTATGCAGCACAAGCTATAGGTATTATTGCCGCAATTATGTCCGCAGTTAAAGCTGCAAAAGGAAGTGCTGGTTCAGCAGACGCCCCCGCAACACCAGCAGCAGGTAATAATGGGCCTGCAGTTCCAAAACCAAGAGGTATGGCGACAGGTGGTATGGTCTATGGGCCTGGTTCAAGTCAAAGTGATTTAATCCCTACTATGTTGAGTAGTGGTGAGAGTGTAATAAATGCACAATCAACATCTATGTTTAAGCCTTTATTATCCTCAATAAATCAAATAGGAGGTGGTAGAAGATTTGCTGATGGAGGTATGGCTATGAACTTTAATACTGCTACATCAGTAGGTTCAATACAAGACATTATTTCACAGACAGCACCTATCAAAACTTATGTTGTTTCTAGTGATATGACTAACCAACAAATGTTAGATAGAAACATTAAAGACCGTTCTACACTTTAATTTTTGAATAAATTAAATAAATTGATATTTAATAGTATATGGTTCCTAAAATTATAGAATTAGTTATTGAAGATGGAGACCTACAAGCAGGACTTGATGGAATTGCTTTAGTAGAAATGCCAGCTCACGAAGCTAATTTTGAGTTCTTTAACAAAGAAGAAGTACCTTGTGATGGTGGTAATTGTAACCATTATATTTTAGCTGACGAAAAAATCCCACAAATTATTCAAATGTTCCACGCATTCGGTGAGCCACAAGGTTTATTAGAGAGTGAAGGTTGGTACATTAGTGAAGTTAAGAATGTTGGAAAAAAAGAGTTCCAAATTATAGCCAATCCAAATAAACCATCAGCACAAGATACACCTGATGTTAGATTTAGATATAAGTATGTAGGCCCCAAAGATGACCTCAATAGAACATTCTGTGCTGAAATGATGAAGGCAAGAAGAGTTTTTAGAATAGAGGACATAATGGAAATGTCTAATTTATCTGTAAATGAAGTCGGGCCTGATGGATACGATATTTTTACTTGGAGAGGTTCTTATAACTGCCGTCACAAGTGGGTTCAACTTATGTATAAAGCAGAAGGTAGAATCGTTAATAATACATTAGATGAAACAGGACTTGAAGATGAGGACGGAATGCCAGGCCCTGATACATTAAATACAGCAACAAAAGATGCGGGTTATGCTCCAAGAACAGGTTTCTCAACAGATAAGTTTGAAGAGAATGTTTCAGGACTTGCCCCATATACAGACCAAGTTACCAAGAAGGTTGTTAAGAAACCAGTATTAGCATCTTTACCAATGTTTGAGAACAGAGAAGATGCGGAGGCTATGGCTGAAGCTATTGGGTGTAAAGGTTCTCATTCACATCAATACGGAACACAAGTATTGTGGATGCCGTGTGAAACTCACCCTATAGAAGGTGATGAAGAACACCCTGATATGTATGGTTTAGAAGATGCTTGTTGGGAAGGGTACGAGCCAATAGGGTTAAAAGATGACGGAACCCCTAATTGTGTTCCAATAAAAGAAGAAATGAATGATGATGGAACTTATAGGACTGATGGGTTTGCTAGCTATGATGATTACCCTGAACTTATCCGTAAAAACGCGCAGGCGGCTATAGATTATATTGAGAAATCAGGTAATCCTAAAGGTTGTATGACTCAAGTAGGAAAAGTAAGAGCCCAACAATTAGCTCAAGGAAAACCCATCTCTATTGAGACGGTAAAGAGAATGAAAGCCTATATCACAAGACATAAAGTAGATTTGGAAACTAGCAAATCTTATGATGATGGTTGTGGTAAATTAGCTATGGATGCTTGGGGTGGAGTGGAAGCTCTATCTTGGGTTGAGAGCACAATAAAAAAGTATGACGAGATGTCTTCATTCTCAAGTCAAGATGAAGTATCGTTTGAAGTATTCAATAACGAACAAAGATTAGTAGCAGGCCCCGCTATGATTCCTGATAAGATGATTATTAGAAGGAATGAAATAACTGGTGAAATCTACTATGTCTATTTTACAGCCGAAACAATTAAGAAACTACAACAAAAGTTTATGCAAGAAAAACTCTTGGATAAAACTAACATCGAACACGGACGCAAGTTTCTAAATGGAGTTGATGTTGTTGAGAGTTGGATTGTTGAAGACTCTAAATTAGATAAACAACAGGTATTCGGTATGGATTATCCAAAAGGAACCTGGATGTGTATTATAAAGGTAACCGACGATGCCACTTGGGAGAAAGTCAAAGAAGGAAAACTAAAAGGGTTTTCAGTTCAAGGGTATTTTTTGGAGAAGGCAAAGTTTAATGCTGAAACTCATAAAGTCCTTGAAGACATAAAAAACATTCTAAAAGAAATTAAGTAATATGACTTACCAAGATGCTATACGCAGAATAAATAAACTACTTGGATTGTATAAGTTCAATTCCTATAAGGTTGCTGAAAAGGGTGATGAACTCATCACAGAAGGCGAATTGGCGATTGATGAACCTATTTATATCATAACAGATAATGGGCAATTACCCGCTCCCGATGGCGAGTTTGAGCTAGATGATACAACCAAAATAAAAATCAAGGACGGATTAGTCCAAGAAATAAAATACGATATGGAAAACAAAACACAAAACTTCGTAGATGCTACATTAAAAGACGGAACTGTTGTAAAGTCTCCAACTTTTGATATTGGTGAAGATGTATATGTTGTTAGTCCCGATGGTAATGAAACTCCAGCACCCGATGGTGAGCACGAATTAGCGCTCAAAGATACAGAAGGTAATGAGAGTGTATTTAGAATCGTGGTTAAAGACGGCAAAATCACCGAGAGAGAAAACATAGAGGAAGCAAACCCTGAAATGCCTGAAAAGGAAGAAATGGGAGCTCCATCTTTAAGTGAAGCAAACGACACGATTGACGACCAAGAGTTCAAGAAATCTATGATGGAAAAAGTAGATAGTATTGTAACGAGAATTGAGAAGATGGCAAGTGATTATGAGGATATGAAGGCTAAAGTAGCCAAGTTCTCAAAAGAACCAGCTGGAGAACCAATTAAGTTACCAAAGAACATCGCGGCTGAATTAAACGCTTATCAAGATGACGCATTGTCTGCATTGGTAAAAACAAGAGCTAACGCTTTTGCTAAAAATAAATAAACTAAAAAATAAAAACAAAACGAAATGAATAAGAAATATGATTTCGGCTTTAATTTATCTTCATTAGCAACTTACACAGATGAGGTTGGTGGTGAATTGATAAGAAGAGCTATTCTAGAAGGTGAGACTGCAAAAATTATCAAGGTACAACCTGGTATTAAAGGCTCACAAGCAATCAACTTACTTGACTCAACATTATATGTGCAGGAAGGTAGTTGTGGTTGGACTTCATCAGGTCAAACAACCTATACACAAAGAGACATAACTGTTTGCCAATACAAGGTAAATGAGTCTTTATGTCCTGCTGACTTAAACAACTATTGGGTAGGTCAGTTATTAACTCCAGGTTCAACTCCTGAAACGGTTCCTTTTGAGGCCCAGATTTCTGAGCTTAAAGTGGCACAAATCTCTCAATATGTAGAGAACTTAATGTGGCAAGCTTCTTCTGCTGATACTTGCTTCTCTGGATTTATTGAATTGATTGATAATATCCCTTCAGTTATTGATGTATCAGGTTCAACTTTGACTTCATCTAACGCATTGACTCAAGTCGATTTATTAGTTGAAGCAATTCCTGACGACATCGTAAATAGAACTGACCTTGTAGTGTTTATGTCTCACTCAAACTATAGAAAATACTTAATCAACTATAGAACAGCGAACTACTACCACTACAATCCAGAGTCTTCTTACGAAGATTTTAAGACATTCCATCCAGCAACAAATATTTTGGTGCATCCAGTAGGAGGTCTAAACGGAAGCAATAAATTAGTTCTTATGCCTGCAGGATACGCAGTTATGGGAGTCGATTTATTAAGCGACCAAGATACTCTTAAAATGTTCTACTCTGTTGATTTTGACGAGGTACGTTTGAGAAGTAATTTTAAAATCGGGGTACAGCTGGCCTGGCCTCAATTCGTAATCCAAAACGGATTATCATAAACTAAACTTGTTCCGTATGGAACTAAAAATTAAAAAATAGAAATTATGAGCTTCTCATCTTGTTTTATCACATCTAATGTGTGTAAAGGTTGCAGAGATTCTGTTGGTGGTATTAAGGCTGCGTATATTGTTGCTGGTTGTGTAACTGGTACAACAGAAAACGGAGACCAAGAAATCCTAACAGTCGGTGCGACAGGTGGAACTGTTTATCAGTTCCAAGTTGAAAAGAACACTTCTAATTTTGTTGAAAACATACAAGCAAGTTTAGAGAATGGTACTGTGGTGTATAACCAACAAGTGAATCTAGTATTCCTTAAGTTGCAACAAAGCACTAGAAACCAAATTAAACTTCTTGCTCAAAATACCAACTTAAAGGTATTTGTTGAGACAAACGAAGGAAGTATCTTTTATTTAGGCGAAGACTTTGGTCTCGCATTAAGTAGCGGAAATGCTGAAACTGGAACTGCCTTTGCAGACCGTTCAGCTTATACAATTATGTTAGAAGGGTTTGAGAGAGAACCTGCTAAAATATTAGCTAACACTTTAAGTTCTACATTAGTAGGCTTGAGTTTAGTAGATTGTTCTTGCTAATAAAAATAATAATGAAGGGGGATTATGTCCCCCTTTATTTAGCCAAATTATCAAATGAGAAATAATATCGGTAAAAAAACTTGGGGGGTATTAGGGAAACAACAGACCTATTATTATCAACCAGGTTTAGTAGGAAAAAACGGGAAGACACCATTAAATGCTAATGCTTTTGATGCTTGGGACGCAAAGAAGTCAAAGTATAGAAGAGTTGATTTGGTGCCAAGACAAATGGAGAATGACGGACAACAAGCTGGTGTTGTTCCTCAAGGTGGAGCACCTGTTCCTTCACCTACACCGACTGTTACTTCAACATCAACAAGTACCCCCACACCAACTTTTACAAGCACACCTACTTTAACTCCTTCTTCAACTCCATACATTTTACCTGAAACACCTGCTTTATGGTATGACGCCACTAATTTAGGTTCAATAGATTATATCACTTCAGGTGGAACAAACTATGTTTCTAATTGGAGAAGTATTGGAACATACCAAAAAACTTTATCAGCGGCTACAATCAATACTGCTCCTATATGGTCTGGTTCAAGTCAAATACCAGGAGCTCCACTTATTGTTAGATTTTTGAGTTCAGCTGTATCAGGAACAACCAAATACTTATCACAGCGTTTTGACTCGACTTTAATACCTCAATCAGGCGGAACAACCTTTGCCGTATTTACATCACCTAATGGACGATATATCAATACAGGAGCAACTCCTGATGCCTTTGGTGTTCTTTATAGATTAGTTAGTGGAAATACAATTACAGGTGGTTTAGATGCTGGTAATGTTCCTAATAATTTTATAACAACATTTGGAAACTCAAATATAGCCTCTATTACGATAGGAAAACAAGGTGCGGGTATTACTACATCATTCGCATACAGCGCAACAAATATAAATAATAAGTATTTATTGGCTCAAACAAGCCCTTATCCAACAGGGTATATTGAGTTAGAATTAAACCAATCTGGTTTAACAGGCACACAATTCTTTACAGGTAATTCTGTGGCTAATAACTTTAACCAAATTGCTATTGGAACAAACTTTACTTCAGGTGGAACATTTGCTACTAATACTAATAATAATGCCGAGTTCTGTGAGTTTATGTTCTTTAATCGTGTATTATCACAAGCTGAAATAGAACAAGTCCAAAATTATTTAAGAGACAAATGGAGATACGATGAGTGGGCTTCACCAGTTCCAACACCCACACCCACAGATACGCCTAATCCAACGAGCACACCTACTAACACTCCAACTAATACAAACACGCCTACCAATACAACAACAACAACTACCACGCCAACCCCTAGCGCAACAACACCAGCATTTAGTCCTTCAAGTATTAGTCAATTGAGAACTTGGTATGATGCTAATGATGCTACAACTATTACGAAGAGAACAGGAACTGACTTTATAGAAAGATGGAATGATAAATCAGGTAATAACTATAATTTAACTCAATCAACAGCATCAGCACAACCAACCTTAACAACTGGTTCAACATTACCTTCTTGGAGTGGTAATTCATATATCTATTTTGATGGTGGTGATAGTTTGATAAGAACAACAGGAACATCATTTAGTGATAGTGGATTTACATATTTTTATGTTGGTTATTTAGCTAATACTCGTAGTAATGATTTAATATTCAATTATACAGACCAAGCCCCTCCTGTATATGTTGGTAAATATAGAGCTTATCAAGGAACAGCAACTCTTCCTTATAATAGGTCATTATTATTTGGAGCAGACAATAACGCATTCAGTTTCTATTTCAGCTCTCCTGGTGATACAGTAGGTGGTAAAAATAACTATCAATTAGGTTTTGTATCAGGAACAACAGCTGGAGCATTTAGTGGGTCTGTAAATGATATAACTTATAACGCAAGTGGTGGCGCTGGAACTATACCTGATAATGTAGCCGCTATATCTGTAGGTGCTAATAACGACGGAGCCGCAGCTATTGTTGGTTATGTAGGTGAAATTATCGTCTATGGTAAAGTATTAACAACAACGGAAAGAAATAATGTTATTACTTATCTAAAAACTAAATGGGCTTATAATACTTGGTAATATGAACTATATTGTATATGCTAATGAAATAGATGGTCTAAATCTTATTTCACAAATAAACACCTGTAAAGGATTTCCAACTCAAGATGGTTTAACTATAACTTGGCAAAATGGAACAAATCCTATTTGTGAGTTTAACCTTGAAACAGGAACAAAAACTCCTATTGGATTTGGTGTTATTATCAATAATGATATATTTGATTGTTTAAGTGAAAACCAAAAACAAGAGATTATAACATTACAAGGGAACATAAACTTATGTTCTTGGGTTCCATCAATAATTTCAGGAACAACAACTAATATCTAATGAATATATTATTTCTATTGATGGACGATAAACTTGACGCACACTACATAATAAGCGAATATGTTGATAATAAGGAAGAACCAGGTAAATAACATTATTGCAACTGTGTCTATGAATAAGACACTACCGAATCCTTATTACCTATTCTCATTCCAGAATATAGCCAGTAAGGAGAGAATATCATTTATTCCTGAAGTTATTACATCAAATGTAAGATACGACAAGTTTAGATTTGTTGAGACGGGTAATGTTAATCTATCAACAGTTCCACCTCAAATATGGTTCGGTAATGATTTGGGTCAGTGGTATTATTCTGTGTATGAGCAAGTGTCTCCAACAAATACGGACATAGCTTTAGCCTATAATAAATTAGAGAGTGGTAGAGCTATTTTAATGGTCGATAATAACACTAACGATTGTTTCTTTGAACCTTATATTTCTAATGATGAAGACTTCTCAAATATCATTTATGTAAGTGAGGAAGAGGAGTTATGCATATCAGGTGATACAACACCTTTGCCTACGCCTACTATGACGAAGACACCAACCGCTACTCCTACTAACACTCCAACAAATACAAATACACCAAGTGTTACACCAACGAATACAGGAACACCGAATAGCACCCCTACCAATACTGCTTCACCAACTATCACACCAACACAAACACAGACGAATACACCGACTATGACGAAAACTCCTACGAACACGCCAACCCCTTCATCTACACCACCACCTGATACTCCATTAGCATTAGGTGCTTTATGGTGGATTGACTTTACAGATGCTTCAACTTTAACATTTAATGGAAGTAGTGTATCCACAGCAACAGATAAGATTGCTTCTGTAGTATTCTCTGCTGACCCTGGTGGGCCTGTCTATAACGCAACAGGTTATTTAGGTGTTTCAGGAACATCTCAAACAAACGCAACACAACTTAAAAATCAAGGTGGGGATTACTCAAATGTTGGTGAATATACTTGGTTTGGATTTGTTTATGATGATGTAGTTTCTCAAAGAGGAGGTAAAATCTTTGTGGCAGCAGATAATCCTGGATGGCCTAGCGGTCAATCGTTCTCACTTGTGATTGACCCTAACTTACCTGGTTTTGTTTGGAGGTTTCAAAATAGAACACAGAATGGCGGGGCAATTGTGTTAGAAACTAATATTACATATTCTGCTTGGACTGCTGTAGCAATCCGTTCATATAATTCAGGTAGTAATATAAACTTTGAGCTATGGGAGAATGGGAGTATTACATCTTCAGGAACATCTCTTGGTAGTGCCTATGTTTCAACAGACCCTATCTTTAGTTTAATGTTTGACGGAGGTATAGATTTTAACACAGAACAATTCTTCTTTAGTAAAAAACTTACTGACGGACAGATGGGAACGATGTTTAACTACCTATCAAACAAGTATTGATATGGATAAAATGAAAACTTTAGATATTTATTAGTAATGAGCGATACAAAATTAAAAAATAGCATTCACATTCAAGAGTTCGGTATGCCAGCGGCAGTACCTCAATATCAAGAAGTTGTGAAAAATAAGCCGTGGGTATATTATGGTGATGATAATTTATTTCCAAATCACCTATTAGCCCTTTACCAATATAGCTCAATCAATAGAGCGTGTCTAAACGCAATTATTTATGGTGTTAAAGGTAAGAACTTAATTGTTAAAGAAGGAGACCCTGGAGCGTTAGCTATGGCTAATAGAAACGAGACGGTATATGAGGTCTTCGAGAAATGTGTTTTAGACCAATCGCTCTTTGGCGGATTCGCATTAAATATTGTAAAATCTAATGATGGTGGAATAGCCGAGTTTTATCATACTGACTTCTCAAGATTAAGAGCAGGTAAGCAAGATGTCTTCGGTAATACAGGAACTTATTGGTATTCTGTAGATTGGAAGGGAACTCAATATAACCAACAAAAGTTTAAGCCTGTAGAAATACCAGCCTTCAATATGACGAATAGTGAAGATGGTGCCTCACAAATCCTTTATACAAAAAAATACATTCCTGGTATGGACTATTATACAGCTCCTGACTGGGTTGCGGGGATTGTAACAGTTCAATTAGATATAGAAATTAAAAACTTCCATCTTTGTAATACACAAAATAGTATGATGCCTTCTATGGCTGTTTCATTTAAGAACGGAACACCAAATGAGGACGAGATGACGATGATACAAAGACAACTTGAAGCCAAATATACTTCAACAAATAATGCGGGTAAGTTCTTCCTTTTCTTTAGTGAAAACGCAGAGAGTGCTCCTGATATTGTTCCAATACCAAATAACGCTAGTGATGCTTGGTATGCTAATATGGCTCCTCAAATAGAACAAACTATCCTTACCGCCCATCGTATAACCTCACCGATGATTCTTGGAATTAAGACTTCGGGACAACTTGGAGGTAGAGCAGAGATGTTAGACGCTTATGATTTGTTCTTACAGACTGTTATTATTCCAACACAAGAATCTATGTTAAAGATATTTGAAAAGGTGTTATTTTTAAGAGATAAACAAACTATCAATTTAGGGATAGAACAGAACCAATTATTGCCTACACAAGAGCAAGCGATAGTTGATAAAACACAAGGAATATAACGATGAGTACAGTATTACTTTTGAGTCAATCAAAATTGAAGGCATTTACGACAATAAATCAAAACACGGACGAAGCCTTATTAACGAGCGGGGTATTTATGGCACAGGAACTCGGTTTGCAAGTTTTGCTAGGAACCAAAGGTTATGACTATTATACTAACTTAGTAAAGTCAGTTCAACTATCAGGAGCTACGATGTCTCAAGCAGACCAAATAATGTTAAACGAATACATCGCACCGTACCTTACACACAGAGCATATTTTGAGGTAATGCCTGAAATATGGTCTCGAAAAATGAATAAGGGAATCCAGGTGGGTGCAAGTGAGCAAGGAAACGCTGTAGACATCAAAGGAATGTCTTATTTAAGAGATATTGAGTTGAGTAGATATAACTTCTATGCTCAAAGGATGATGGATAGAATACAAGCATTTCCAAGTGATTATCCTTGGTATTACTCTTATACAAATCAAGATGGTATGCCAAACTCAAAACAAAACTACTTCGGTGGTATATTCTTTACACCAGGTTTAAGAAAGATGCCAGGAGCATTAAACGGAAACATACCTGCATATTGGGGACACGAGTACGATTGTTGTGGTGATTGGTAAATTATAACCTATGAACGATACTATATTACTTTTTTTATCTAATGCTATAACAGGAGTTGCTGGTTGGTTTGTTGGTCGTAAGAAACAACAAGCGGATACAGACAACGCAATACTCCGTAATATGGAGATTGTTATATCAAGTTATAAGGTTTTGATTGACGACTTAAAGCAAGAGATACAGAACTTAAACATCAAGATACAAGATTTGGAGAAAAAGGTAGATGAGTTACACGCCGAGAATAAAAAATTAAAAACTAAATTATAATGCCAATTCCAAAACCTACTTCAGCACAAGACGAACAAGAATATATTAGTTCTTGTATTAGAGAAATAATTGATGAATATGATGTTGAGGGTCAAGCCTATGCAGTTTGTAAAGGTGAGTGGGACAAAATGACTGTTGATGAGAATGCTCAACAAGGAGGAGTTGTTAGTGCTTCACCAGGTTCATTCGCAAGAACCAAGTTTATCTTTGCTCCAAAAGGTAAAGAAAAAATGAATGACTTTATGAATCGTTGTATGAACGACATTCAAGTTAGAGAGAGAAAAACTAATAGAATCAGTAGAGCCAACTTTTGTTATTGTATGTATCAAGACTTTTATGTTATGAGTATTGGTAAGCGTTGGAAATAACCCCCAAACAAACAGAAACACCCCTTCCTTGAGTTATTTTATCTTTTTGATATACTTATATCAATATGGTTAAAGACGACGAGAATAAGAAGATTTGCGTTATTTGTAATAAAGAAAAATCAATAACAAGTTTTGCTGTAAATGGTAGAAACAAGTATAGACGAAGACAGTGTAAGGTTTGTGTATCTCAAAAATTAAAAATGATTATGACTCCTGTATTGAATACTAAAGTATGTAATGCTTGTAATATTGAAAAAGACATCAAATTATTTAATAAACAACAAGGTATAGGTGATGGTTATGCAGCAAGATGTAAGAAATGTAAATTAGATGGTGTTTTAATGCCAAGAGAAAAAAAGGAGAGAAAAGAAATTAGACCATTAACATTAGCAGCCCCAAGTATTCAAGATTACAAGGATATGTATAAAC